TGCCTTCAACTGTTCGAAAGGTCATCCACCAGTTCTAAAAAAATTCCTGGGTGGGAAGATTTCACCTGAAGTCTTAGTAATTTATGATATACTATTTCAGTTCGGGAATGTCTTTGATAAGAAACTTATAGATCCAGTGTGGGAGACCGTAAGTTTAAAAATTCGGAAATACAAGCCTTTTCTAAATATCAACGTGTTCCAATACAAGAAACTTTTACGGGAAATAGTCAATGAGTAAATTCTTTGATTCTGAATTAATTCAGGAAGAACTTGAAGAAATCAATGACCTTCAAAAGTTCATTTATGGAAGTATTCTTACTTTTGGGTCAATGACTCGTGAAGATAAACTGGAACACATTGAAAAGATGACTTTGTTGCTGGAAAAGCAACGCATTATGTACACAAGACTTTCTCTTTCTGATGATCCGCAAGCGATTGAGATGAAAGAAAATCTGCGTAAATCTGTGGCTATTATGGGATTCCCTCCCGACACAGATATGAATTTACTTTTCAATAGTATGAATAAAACAATTGAGTCTCTCAAGCAATTTCTTGACAAGTGAGACCATCCTTGCTATACTATCCAAGTAATCCAACAAATCCAAAAAAATCCGAGGTATCCAATGTCCTTTTCAGACCTTAAGAAGCAGTCCAAACTTGGTTCGCTGACTGCTAAACTGGTTAAAGAAGTAGAAAAAATGAATAATTCTGGCGGTTCAGGTGATGACCGTCTGTGGAAACTTGAATGCGATAAGAGCGGCAATGGTTATGCCGTCATTCGTTTCCTCCCTGCTCCTAACGGCGAAGATCTGCCGTTTGTGAAACTGTACTCCCATGCCTTCCAAGGTCCTGGTGGTTGGTATATTGAGAACTCTCTCACTACTATGAACCAGAAAGATCCTGTGTCGGAACTGAACTCCGAACTCTGGAATAATGGTACTGATGCTGGTAAAGAAATTGCACGTAAACAGAAGCGTAAACTGACTTATGCTGCTAACATCTATGTCGTCAAAGATCCTGCGAATCCTTCTAATGAAGGTAGGGTCTTCCTCTATAAGTTCGGCAAGAAAATCTTTGATAAGATCACTGCCGCAATGCAACCCGAGTTTGAGGATGAGACTCCTATCGATCCGTTTGACTTCTGGCAGGGTGCTAACTTCAAACTGAAGGCAAAGAATGTTGCTGGTTATCGCAACTATGATTCCAGTGAGTTTGCCGCACAAGGTGCTATGCTGGACGATGATGATGCTATGGAAGCAATCTGGAAGAAGCAGTATTCTCTTGCAGAACTCGTTGCTGCCGATCAGTTCAAGTCTTATGATGAACTGAAGAAGCGTCTTGATTATGTTCTGGGTAACAAAGGAACTCGTCGTCAAGATCCTGAAGTTGCCGATGAGGAAGAGACTTCTCGTGGTCCCGTTCGTGACCTTGATGAAGATCTTCGTACCGAACTGAGCAATCTGAGTTCTCCTAAGTCTTCTTCTTATGATGAAGACGATGATGATACTCTGTCTTACTTTGCAAAACTTGCCGAGTGAAATCTGATTACACAATAGATCGTGTAACCAAAGGTGAAGCCGCAGAGTTACTTCTGCGGTTTCATTATTTGAAGGATATTTCTAAAACCTTTAGATCTGGTTACAATTATGGTCTTTATAAAAAAAATGCCTTCTCTCCACTAAATATCGGTGGTGTAAAGGGTACTTGTATTTTTACTGGGCTTCCTGTTCCAGAAATTGCCAAAGGTGCTTTTGGATTAGAACGAAATGAACAACAAGGAATTTTTGAACTCTCCAGATTATGCATCGAACCTACTACACAGTCAGAAGAATATAACATCACTTCTTGGTTTGTGTCACGAGCGATTAGACAACTTCGGAAAGATACTGAAGTTAAAGCAATCATCTCTTATGCTGATAGCGATCACCATACTGGTACAATCTATCGCGCTTGTAATTTTAAATACGCAGGTCTTACAGATCCAAAGAAAGATTTCTATTTTGCAGACGGAACTAAACACTCACGAGGTAAAGTAAAAGGTGCCGAAGGAGAATGGAAAGACCGCTCCCGCAAGCACCGATATGTGATGATTTTTGATAAGAGTTTAGAACTCTTATGGCATCGTGACTCTAGTATTCTCGGTACGAATTAGTTTTTTATCCACATACTGAGAAGACTTTTCATAATACATAATTGTTCTCATATCATTTAAGTATTGTTGTAGATAATCTGATCTTAATAAGTATACAGATCTCTTTTCTTCATTCTTTGTAGTTTCATATTCGTAATTGCTGATGCCTATAACTGGATTTAATGTTGCCGTATAATCATCTGGTTTTGGAATAGTAAAATTGGAATCAACAACCTTACCAGCAGGGAGAATCAATCTTCCATTAGAATCTTTAACTTCTGTGGTCTCATAATGATGAACGGCATTTAATTGAGTCCCGTAAATGTTCTCGGCATATCTATAAAGGTCTCTATTCGAAAGAGGCCATTCATCTCTTACGTTTACAATACCCGCAGTCATAAGAACTATCCAATCATAATCTGCTCTACCATAAACTTCTTCTGCAACAATATCGGGTCTTGCACCTTCTGGAATCTGATACTTATTGAATAGAGTAAAGACATTTGTTAAGTCATCACGAAGTTTCACACGACGAAATAGATTCTTTGCTCTTACATAATTCTGTGAAGAATTACTATCAGCAAAAGGAGACTGATATTCTATGTCTGGTAGTTCTCTGAAATAAGACATTTTAGTAACCTACTGCGTCCTTGCCTACATTACTATCATAATCTTCATTGTAAATTGGATTGAGTTCGGTAAAACTTAAGTTTAGTTTCATATGAACTGGTGTCTTATCTGCATAAGTTGTATAAGAACCAGAACCTGTATAATTCATACCCATATTTGTAAGAGCACAAGGTTTGAACTTGTTTAGATATGGATGGTCACGACTTCCAGTTTTATATTTTAGAAGAAAGATATTTGGAGCAGAAATGAATAGTCCGGCACCTGATGTATTACTACCAGTTTTTGGTGACATTGATTGTTTGAATATTCTTATAATTTGCTTAACAACATTTGATTCTTCTGAATTTCTTGGAGCAAAATCAAAATCAAAGGCAAAAGACCTTAGATTAACACCACTGAATAGTAGTTCTAAGTTTGGATTTAAAACTTGCCCTGTTGCTCTTGATAATAGTGATGATGTTGTTGTATTTCCACCCAGTGAATTTATTAATTCCGAACTAAAATAACTGGTAACAAGGTCTTGCCCACCACCTTGAGTTGCAACTTTTGAAGCAGTTGCTCCAATAGATTTCATAGCATCAATAATACCTTTTCCCAAATTACTACTTGCAAGAACTTTTCCTATTTCTGATGCTCCCAAAGATTCAAAAGCATTTAAAGTACCATCACCCCAAGAAACTTGGTTTGTATCACCAATATTTGCTGGAATTGGTAGTTGTATTGTGTATTTTGCTTTTTGCTTGGATTGTTGTATTGCTTCTGTTTGAGATCTTAATTTGAGATTATCTTGCCCCAACTTTGAGTCATTTGCAACATATTCAATAACACCTATTTCCAAGTAGTCATCGTCCTTACCAATACTCTTCTGTGGATATCTGTATCTTAATGCTGGTGCTGGTCTTGTAATGCCAGTCAGATTCGTAGCATAAGAAACGTTTGGTGACCCAACCGTTGCCATCGCCGCATTTAAGTTAAAATCTGTACTAGCGTTAAAAGCCATTTAATTTTTCTAACTATTTAGACGGATTTTACCAAAAGGTATCTCTCTTAAGTCGGCAAGTTCTTCTGCATAAACCTCATACAAAGAACCAGGTATTTCATCCCAAGTATATTGTCTCATTTCTCCCCAGTGAAAGTTGATACCTCTAAATCCCCACTGAAATCTATCAGTCACTGCGACTAATGGATTTTGATCGTACTGTACATTAGGTGTCTTTGGATTATAAACAAAAACATAATACTTACCAACACTAGGCATCTTTCCACTTTCTTGTATAGCATCTAATATCTCAATCATTAAATCATCAGGGTCTTCATTTCCAATTAAGTTATCTAAAATATTACGAATGCGATTACTATTATCAGTTGTTGGATTTGGTTCTTTTCTTTGTTTGAGAGTCTTTCTGGGCATTATTTGATACCATTCTTATTAATAAATTTTCCACCTTTATTAAGAATAAGATACCTAGAAAGTCCCGTTTTTTCCATAGTTTCAGTCATAGATGCATACACATTCCCATCATAAAGAACTGGTTTCCGATTAGCACTTGGTCTACCTTTCATCATTTCACTATGTTTTTGATGCTTTTCTTTATCAGTTCTATTCCTTTCTGCCATTTTTTTTAAATTTTCTGTGTAGTAAGACATTGGTCTTGGATTATTTTTTAATCTTTCTCTGTGTGTTTTTGAAATTTTTTGTCTTACTTCTTCTGTAACTTTTCTCCCTTTCAAACTTATTTTATTTGCAGCACCTATTTTTGCTCTAATTTCTGGTCTTTTTGTTGGACTATTGTCACCATACATTTTGGGGGGAGCATTACCACCATCAGCAATATTCATTAAAATTCCAGTTCCATCACATTTTTTACCAAACACGGCAATCATATAGATTTCGTGCTTGAATGCTGCTTCTTCGGTTAAATTTTGTTTTAGTTTGATTATTCTATTTTTATCTTTTGGTGGGATACAATTTTTACCTCTATGATGATATAATCTATTTCCCTTACCTTTGCCAATATAATAAGGTGATCCATCTGCTTTTAAATAAGCATATGTATAATAACCATTCATTTGGATTAGTTTTAGTTCTGTTATTATTTATGCCCAAAAAGGTCATCTTCTGTGAGAACTTTAAACTCATATCCCCTATCAGTACAAAATTCTTCTGCTGCCTTCCACTTTGCCTGATTTTTAGCATACTCATAAACCTCATAGATATATCCCTTTGTCTTTCTCTTTTGTGGTATTGGTTCTAATGTTTGCTTCTTTGGTTTGATTTCAATTATATATTTTTTAATCTGCCCATTACTCTCTTTGACTTTGATATAAAAGTCTGGGAAGTATCTATGAATCTTATTGTCTATTGGAGATCTGTAAGGAACTGCAATTTCTTCCGAGAACCATTCTAAAATATTCTCATTCGTATCACAATATTTCATAAAAGTCCTTTCCCACAAAGACCT